CCAACGCGCGTTTCGTCGCGGCATTGCGGGAGGCGCGCGCATGAGCCGCCCCCAGCGCCGCCCGAACAAGGCGATCAGCCAGCTTGAACAGCAAACGGCCTTGGAGGCCCTACTGATCCAGCGCGAGAAGCTGCCCGACGAGTTCATGCAGGCCAGCCTGGCGCGGTCCTACGGCGTCCACGTCGATTACGTGAAGGCGCTGGTGGCGCGGATTGACCTGCAGCGGAGGATGATGGCGTGAGCTACGAAGCATTCATCGCGCGCAAGGCGATCACAGATCCAATGACCGGTCTTGAAACCGTGCCGGAACTGCCTGCTTGCCTGTTTCCGCACCAGCGCGACATTGTGGCTTGGGCGCTCCGCAGGGGCCGTGCGGCGCTTTTTGCCGGGACCGGCCTAGGCAAGTCGCTCATGGAACTGGCATGGGCGCAAGCGATCCATCGCGAAACCGGCAAGGACATTCTGCACCTCGCCCCGCTGGCCGTCTCTGCACAGATGGAGCGTGAGGCCCGCAAGTTTGGCATCCCGGCGCAATGCGTCGTCAACCAGTCCGGTTGCGCCGATGGGATCAACATCACGAACTATCAGAAGCTGGATCACTTCGATCTGTCGCGATTCGGAGGCGTGATCCTTGACGAGAGTTCGATCCTGAAATCGACCGATGGGCACTATCGCACGCGGCTGATCGAGGCTTGCCAGTCGATCCCGTTCCGCCTTGCCGCGACGGCCACTCCAGCGCCGAACGACTTCATGGAATTGGGCAACCATGCCGAGTTCCTGGGCATCATGTCTTACACTGACATGCTGGCGACATTCTTCACCCATGACGGCGGCGATACGCAGAAGTGGCGGTTGAAGGGCCATGCCGAAAACGAGTTCTGGAAGTGGATGGCATCATGGTCCGTCATGCTGCGAAAGCCGTCTGATCTAGGTTATCCGAACGAAGGTTATGACCTGCCGCCGTTGCAATTCGTGCAGCATATGGTGAGCATCGATTACGCGCCGAATGTCGAGACGGGGATGCTGTTCCCGATGCAGGCGGAAACGCTGCAAGAGCGGATTGCCGCACGCCGGTCCACCGTCGATCATCGTTGCGAACTGGCTGCATCGGTCACGCCTTCGGATCGTCCGTTTGTGTGGTGGTGCAACCTCAATTCGGAAAGCGAGAAGCTCGCCAAGCTGATCCCCGGATCGGCCAATCTCCACGGTTCCCTGCCCGACGAACGCAAGGAGCAGATTATCGCGGACTTCCTCGACGGCAGGACGCGCGTGCTCGTTTCCAAGCCGTCAATCTGCGGATTCGGGCTCAACTTCCAGCACTGCGCCGATACCGGCTTTGTCGGGCTGAATGACAGCTTCGAGCAGTTCTATCAGGCGGTGCGCCGGTTCTGGCGCTTCGGGCAAACAAAGCCCGTCACCTGCCATATCATCGCCAGCGAACTGGAAGGCGCGACCGTCGCCAATATTCGCCGGAAAGAGGCCGATGCCGAGCGCATGGCTGCTGCGATGGTCCTGCACATGGCGGACCTGTCCAGCCAGGCCGTGCGCGGCTCCGTCCGCGATACCCCGTCATACAATCCCACGCAGCCGGTTGCGCTGCCAAGCTTTCTGGAGGCCGCATGATTGGAGAGGTTAAGTGCGTCGATCAGGTCGTGACCGACGACTATGCAATTTACCAGGGGGATAGCTGCGAAGTGATCCGGGCGATCCCCGGCGACAGCATCCACTTTGGCATTCACTCGCCGCCGTTCGAGGGGCTTTACAAGTTCTCGAATTACGACCGCGACATATCGAACAACGACGGCCCGCAGTTCTGGGAGCATTACGCCTTTCTCATTCAAGAACTGTTGCGCGTCACCATGCCGGGAAGGCTGCACTCGGTCCATGTGATGCAGTTGCCGACCAGCAAGATACGCCACGGCCATATCGGGATGCGCGACTTTCGAGGCGAAGTGATCCGCGCATACGAGGATGCCGGGTGGATTTTCCATAGCGAGGTTTGTATCTGGAAAGACCCGGTAGTCGCGCAGCAGCGCACCAAGTCCATCCGCCTGCTGCACAAGCAGATCGTCAAGGACAGCACGATCAGCGGGCAAGGTCTGGCGGATTACATCGTCACTTTCCGCAAGCCGGGGGACAATCCTGAACCCGTCTCTGGCTGTTTCGACGAATGGCACGGCGACGGCAACGGCCCGGACCCGACCAAGTTCACCACGCCGACCGATGGGCGCAACTGGTATTCCATCGAGGTGTGGCAGCGTTACGCTTCGCCGGTCTGGATGGACATCAACCAGACCCGGACCCTGCAATACCGCAACGCCCGCGACGAAAAGGACGAGCAGCACATTTCGCCGCTGCAACTCGATGTGATCGAGCGCTGCATAGACTTGTGGAGCAATCCCGGCGACACGGTTCTGACGCCGTTCCTCGGCATCGGCAGTGAGGTCTATTGCGCCGTTCAGATGGGGCGCAAGGGCATCGGCATCGAGTTGAAGCCGAGCTACTTTGCCCAGGCCAAGCGCAATTTGGAAGCGGCCCGCGCTGATATGGGCGGATTGTTCGCGGCGGTAGCTTAATGGACTGGGGGGCGCTCGAAACACCGCTGGACGAAAAGCCGCTGTTCCCGGTCGAGCAACCGGACGGCCGCAAGAACGAGGCCGAACTGCCGCGCTGCGTCACGTTCCTGCGCCTGATGCGGACATTCGCGCCGCAGTGCATCGTCTATGCCAATGCCAACGTCGGCAAGCGCAACCCGATGCAAGCGCGCCGCGAGGGCATCGTGGCGGGGGTGTTCGACTACACCGTCGTCTGGACGCCGGAAAGCCACCGGCTGATTGCTGGCGTGGCGTGGGTTGAGATGAAGGGATACTCCAAGGCCGGGACCGCCGGGAAGCTGTCGCAGGCGCAGATCGACTTTGGCAACGCGCTGCATCGCGCCGGCCATCTGTGCGCGTGCTTTTTCGATCCCGTCGCCGCGGTGAACTGGCTGCGGTCCATCGGCGCCCCGGTGCGGGAAATCATCACATGACAGAGGAGAACCCCATGGCCGACGAGGGTCATAATTCACGCGCTACCGACGACCGCCTGCGCCTGCTGATCGAGCGCGTCGAGCGCCTCGAGGAGGAAAAGAAGGGCATCGCCGAGGACATCCGCGATGTCTATGCCGAGGCCAAGGCGGTCGGCTACGACACCAAGATCATGCGCGAGGTCATCCGGCTGCGCAAGATGAGCCCCGACGACCGGGCCGAGCGTGACGCCATCCTCGACACCTACCGTTGCGCGCTCGGGATGGGCTGACCGTGGACTTGTCACCCGACCTCATACCCACTCCAATGCCGAGTTTCGAGCGACAAATGGCGCTGCGTCACATCGACGAGGCCGTGAACGATCCGACCGAAATGAAGCAGCGCATCATGGCGCCCTATGAGGCGGGCCTGATCGACGCGGAAGAAGCTGAGGAATGGATTGTGTTGCGGGGGCTTGCCGAGGCATGAGCTACCGGGACGCCATCGCCGACTTCCTGGCCTTCATGGAGGCGAACGGCGTCAAGCCGGTCGAACCTATCGCTGCGCGCTTGGCGTCCGGCTCGCTGATCCGGTTTCGCTGCGAAGGCGACGGCAAGGGCCGGCGCAATGGCTGGGCGATCCTCTACCTCGATGAGCGGCCAGCGGGCGCCTTCGGCAATTACAAGGCGAACACCGGCACGCTCAAATGGAAGTCGGGCAGCGATGCCCCGGCTTTGTCTGCCGAGGAGCGTGAGGCGCTGCAGCGCGAATGGAAGGAAGCCCGCGAAAAGCGCGAGGCCGAGCGGCGCGACAACGAGATGCAGGCCAGCCTCGACGCGGCCGATATGTGGCAGCGCGCGGCACCGGCAAGCGCGGAGCATCCATACGTCGCGCGCAAGAAGTTGAACCCGGCAAACCTGCGCCAGAACGGCGGCACTCTCCTGATCCCGATGTTCGACGACCAGGGCACGCTTTGGAACCTGCAGCGCATCCAGCCCGACGGCGAAAAACGATTCCTGCGCGGCGGGCGAACGCAAGACCTGTTTTGCATCATCGGCGACTTTACCGGCGCGCATGAGGCCGCGATCGGCGAAGGGTATGCTACAATGGACGCGGTCAACCAGGCCGCGCAGATTCCTTGCATCGTGGCGTTCAGCGCGAAGAACCTGCCGCGCGTGGCGCGCCTGTGGAATGACCTGAGGCCGGACCTGCATTTCATTGTCGTCGCCGACGACGACGCCACCCTTGCGGCTGAACGGCCGGAGATCGGCAACGTTGGGCGTGCGGCCGCCGAAGCCGCTGCAGCCGAGATAGGGGCGAAGGTGGCCTATCCTCAAGGGAGGGCCGCTTGAGCGTGAGCGACAATCGCGATCTTAACGACGATTTCGTCCAGTTCGGTTCGGACGCCGTGCGGGACGCGATCCGCAATGCGCGCCCGTCGCTGCCCGAGTTCGCGCCTTACGACGAACCCGAACCCGAGGAAGACCCGCCGCTGCCCGGCGTGTTCTGCCCCTCCGAATGGACCGACAAGAACCCGCCTCCGCGCCGGTTCATCGTGCCGGGCTGGATCATCCGCGGCGCCTGCGGCCTGTTGAGCGGGCAGGAAGGCGTCGGCAAGTCGCTGCTGGCGCAACAGATGGCGACCTGCGCCGCGCTCGGCCGCGAGTTCCTCGGGCTGGAAATGGTTCAGGCCAACGCGATGTATGTCACCTGCGAAGATCCGATCGACGAACTGTGGCGGCGGCAAGAGGACATCAACGCGTCGATCGGCATTGAAATGAGCGACCTGTTTGACAAGCTTCGCCTTGTCTCGCTCAAGGGTGAAATCGGCAACGAGCTCGGCACGTTCGACCAGGCTGGCCGGCTGCAGGTCAGCCAGCGTTACCGGCAGATAGAGAAGGAAGCCCGCCTCGCGCATTCCGGCCTGATCTTCCTCGACAACGCGGCCCACCTGTTTCCCGGCAACGAGAACGCGCGCCATGAGGTAGCCGTGTTTCTTGGCCTGCTCGAGAAGCTGTCGGAAGCGATCGACGGTGCCGTCGTCCTGCTTGCCCACCCGAACAAGCAGCACGCCCAAGGCAACAAGCAGGGCAACGAGTTTAGCGGCTCGACGGGCTGGTCAGCCCACGTTCGCAACCGGCTGTTCCTCGATTGGGCCATGAAGGACGCAGAGGGCAACTTCCTTGGCGACGATGGCCGTGTCCTCCGCAAGTCCAAGGCCAACTACGGCAAGAAGGGCGAGGAGATCAATTTCCGCTGGCACAAGTGGGCATTCGTCCGCGACGACGACCTGCCCGAGGACACTGCCAAGGAACTGCGCGACGTCGGCCGGGCGAACTTCGAGAACGAATGTTTCCTCGCCTGCCTGCGCCAGCGCATCAGCGAAAAGCGCGCCGTGTCGGAAGCCATGACAAGCCGCACATGGGCGCCGAAAGTGTTTGCCGAGATGCCCGAGGCTCGCGGCTGCACGAAGGAGCAATTGGCCCAGGCAATGGACCGGCTGTTCCGCTTGGGGGCCGTCGAGCGCGGCTTCCTGTGGGTGAATAAAGGCGAAGGAAAGGCCATCCATGGCCTGCGGGAAGCATCCGTAAGTGGACCCGCTGACATGGTAAAAGAAACCAAAACGGTTTCCGCTGACCTTCCGCTGACACCCCCCGATTTTCCGCTGACCTCTGACGGAGAAACGGAAAATGCTTAAAAATCAAACCGATGACCTCAAAAGCGCTATTTCCGCTGACATACCGCTGACTTACCGCTCACTTACCGATGACACCCCCCTCTTTTCCTACCGGAAAAGCGTGCGCGCGCGTGAGGCGCTGCGCACACGCCTTACCGGGGAGGCGCTGGCATGATCTACGCACTAACAGCCTTTAGCCTGCTCTGCCTTGCATGTGCGGTGTTCTTCGCGCTGGATTACTACCGGATGCGTTCTGATCGCGACGGGTGGCGGGATTACGCAGAGGATATCGCTGACGAAAGTTTCAGATTGATTCGGGAACTTCGTGGCGAACGCCCTTCCCGCGATCCCAAAACAGGCCGCTTCACAAAGAGGCGGGGATGAGCAAAACCAAGCGCAAGGCAAAGCGCCGGGAAGCCAATCTATCCGAGATATTGGACGGCCCGACCGAGGCCCAGCTTGCCAATGGGCACTATGTCCGGGACTTCGTGATGCAGGCCGACAACGCCACGCAGGCGATGGCTTGGACGAACCGGGGTGGAACGACGAAGGTGGAAAGCTGATGGCGAAGGGAAGGACAGTCAGGACGGATCGCGCGCGCGAAAAGTTCCTCGCGGTTCTAGCCGAGACTTGCAACGTCAGTGAGGCGGCGCGGTCGTGCGGCATATCGCGCAATGCTGCTTACGAGTGGCGTGAGGCTGACGAGGCGTTTGCGGCCGATTGGGAGCAGGCCGAGCAGGAAGCTGCTGACAAACTGGAGCGCGAAGCCTGGCGCCGGGCTGTTGAGGGCACAGACAAGCCGGTTGTGTTCCATGGCGTGATCACGGACACATACAAGGAATATTCCGACCGCATGCTGGAAATCCTGCTGAAAGCGCACCGGCCCGATAAGTTCGTCGAGCGGCGGGAGAACAAGGTCACGTTCAACCCGCTGCCCGGCTCTGTGGATGATTTCCTATGCCCGCCGCCCAGCCAAGACTGACCGACGCCCAGCGCGCCTTTGTGACGAGCCGGGAGCCGTTCCCGGCTTTCGTCGGCGGATTTGGTAGCGGAAAGACTGCCGCTGCAATTGCGCGTGCAATGGCGCTCAAGGTCATGTGCCGGGAGCAGTCGATAGCCTATTACCTGCCGACCTATCCGCTCATTCAGGACATCGCATTCGAGCGCTTCCCCGAGCTGTGCGAGCGGCGCGGATGGGCGTTCAAGCTGAACCGGCAGGATGCGGTGATGGAGTTCCCCGGCGCCGGGCGCATCGTGTTCCGCAACATGGAGCAGCCCGACCGGATCGTCGGCTATGAGGTGGCGCACAGCCTGGTTGACGAGATCGACACCATGGCGACGGACAAGGCGCGCAACGCCTGGAACAAGATCATCGCGCGCAACCGGCAAAAGTGCGGTATGCCGAACACGGTGGGAGTTGCGACGACGCCCGAGGGGTTCAAATTCGTTTGGGAGCGATGGCAGAAAAACCCGGCGCCGGGCTATGTGCTGTTCCGCGCCAAGACCGAGGAAAACGCGGCGAACCTTCCGGCCGACTACATCGAGAACCTGCGCAAGTCGTATCCGCCAAACCTGTTGCTCGCCTATCTGGAAGGGGAATTTTGCAACCTCACCGCCGGCAGCGTCTACGCCGAGTTCGACCGCCAGTTGAACGCCTGCGCCGACACGATCCAGACCAGCGAGCCGCTGCACATCGGCATGGACTTCAACGTCGGGCGCATGTCGGCGGTTGTGTTCGTCTTGCGCGATGGCCTGCCTCGCGCCGTGGATGAACTAACGAACCTGCTCGACACGCCAGCGATGATTGCCGCGATCAAGTCGCGCTACGAGGGCCACGCGATCTTTGTTTATCCCGACGCCTCCGGCGGCGGCCGGCGGTCGAACAACGCCAGCGAGAGCGACATCGCGCTTTTGCGCGCCGCCCGGTTCAGCGTGTTCGCGCCGTCAAGCAATCCGCCTGTAAAAGACCGCGTGTTGGCAATGAACCAGATGATCCACAGCGAAGGCGTCCGAAAGCTGCTGGTAAACGTGGACCGTTGCCCCGGCTTTGTTGAGGCGCTGGAAAAGCAGGCGTATGACAAGAACGGCGAGCCCGACAAGACCAGTGGCATGGACCATTTGAACGACGCTGCTGGTTACATGATCCATTACCGATTCCCCGTGAGAGGCCGGGGCGCTCAACGGCTTCAACTAGGTGGGATATAGACATGGACCTGCAAAAGAAGGGCGTAGCCACTCGCCACCCGGAATATGAGAACTACGCCCCGCTTTGGCAGCGCGCGGACGACGCGGCGGAAGGCCAGCACGCGATCCACAAGGCTGGCACGCGCTACCTGCCGCGCCTCACCGACGAAAGCGACGACGCATACAGCGCCCGGCTTGCGCGGTCGGACTTTTTCAACGCGACCTGGCGCACGATCGCGGGCTTCACCGGCATGGCGTTCAGCCGTGATCCCAAGGTCGACGTTCCCGCCGCGCTCGATCCCTACCTCAAGGACATCAACCTCGAGGGCGTGTCGCTGAACGACCTGGCGCGGGATTGCGTCGAGGATGTGCTGGAATACGGGCGGCTCGGCTTGCTCGTGGACTTCCCGCAAAAGCCGGACAACGTGACGGCGATAACGGTCAAGGCCGCCGAGGACTTGGGCTTGCGTCCAAAGATCGTGGTCTATTCCGCAAAGTATTGCATCAACTGGCGCTTTGCCACGGTGAACGGGCGCAAGGCGGTTTCCATGGTCGCGCTGACCGAGGAAGCCAGTATTGCCGAGAGCGAGTTCGACCACAAGACCGAGACGCGCTATCGGGTGCTGGACCTGATCAATGGCGCCTATCGCCAGCGGGTGTTCCGCAAGAACGACAAGAATGAAGACGAACAGATCGGCGGCGACATCTTCCCATTGATGAACGGCAAGCCAATGACATTCGTGCCGTTCTGCTTCGTCGGCACCGGGGGCAAGGAGGACGACATCGACGCGCCGCCGCTGATCGACCTGATCGACGCGAACATCGCGCACTACCAAATCAACGCGGACTATCGCCACGGCCTGCACTTCACCGGCCTGCCGACGCCGGTTATCAGCGGATACACGCCGGAAACCACTGCCGAGAAGTTCTACATCGGCTCGCTTTCGGCGTGGGTATTTCCTGATCCCCAAGCCAAGGCGGGCTACCTCGAATTTACCGGGCAGGGCCTTGGCGCGATGCAGTCCGCGCTACTCGACCTTGAAAAGCGCATGGCCGTGCTTGGCGCGCGGATGCTGACCGACCAGTCGCGCAAGCCGGTAACGGCAACGCAGGCGGTTATCGAGACGCAGGGTGAGAACAGCATTCTTGCAGCCATCGTCTGTTCCGTGTCCAAGGCGCTGGAATGGGCGCTTGGCGTATTCGCGCAATGGATCGGCGCAACGGGCGATATCGTGTTCGAGATCAACCGCGAGTTCCTGCCGACGCCGCTCGATCCGCAGATGCTGCGCGAGCTGGTGGCGGGCTGGCAGGCCGGGGCGATCAGTGAGGGCGAATTGTTCGCCAAGCTGCAGGAAGGTGGCGTTATTGCGGGTGAGCAGACGTTTGAGGCGCACCAGGAAGATGTTGCGTCCAGCCCGGCGGCGATGCCTAGGCCGGTTGTGCAGGCGCCGGGACAGGAGGCTGCATGAGATATACAAGCGAACTTCCTGCACAAAGCAGGCTAATCGAACTGATTGATTACAACCCAACGACGGGGGTGTTTGTCTGGCGCAAACGACTACCGGAAGATTTTCAATTTAATCAGTTTCCCGAGGCATGCGCGAAACAATTCAATGCGCGTTACGCGGGGCAAAAGACGTTCAATACCTTGATAAATCCAGACGTTCCAAAATATGGATACCAAGGCGTTATTGAGCGCCGGGCCTACCTCGCCGGCAGGGTAGCGTGGAAAATTTTTCATGGCACAGACCCGCAAGAGGTAACTGCTATAAACGGCGACTTGCGAAACACGAGAATTGATAATCTAATGGACGCAACAACCTCTGTAGTCCATAGAACTACAAGCGTTCATCTCAACAATTCAAGTGGTGTTCGCGGGGTATATTGGAACAAAGAAAAGAATAAGTGGCAGGCGCAGATACAGGTTAATGGGAAGGTCATCCCCCTTGGTCGTTACGATGACCTCAATGACGCCGCTGCAGCGAGGCTTGCCGCTGAAAAGCGTTTCGGTTTTGGGCGAATTGCGGCATGACCGAAGAAACCCTCACCGACGCCATAATCCGCCACGCGCTAGACCTGCAGCGCCTCGCCGCGTTCGAGGGCGCGGAAGTGGACGCATTGCTTGCGCAGCTTGAAGCGGAACTCCGCACCCTCGCCGCAAGCCTGCCGCAAGGCGAAAGCAAGCGGGCAATCGACGCGCTAATCAGGCAGGCCGACGACGCCATTGCCGCGCGGTATGGCGAGGCAGCGGGTACGCTCGACACGCAGCGGCTGATACTGGTCGTCGCCGAGAACACGCAAGCGGCGCTGGAAAGCGTGAACATCGGCAACGGCGCGCGGATCAGCGAGGAAACCGCCACGAGCCTCGCGCGCAACGTCCTGATCGAAGGCGCTCCGACTGCGGCATGGTGGGCGCGGCAAAGCGAGGACGCGCAATTCCGCTTTGCGCAGGCCATCCGGCAGGGCGTGGCCAACGGCGACACAAACGAGCGCATCGTCGCCCGGATCGCGGGCAAGTCGGGCTTCATGAACCTAAAGCGGTGGCACGCCAGGACGTTGGTGCATCAATCCATCATGGCTGCCGCAAATGATGCCCGCCTCGCCACCTACAAGAAGAACTTTCCTCATGGCGGCGGCGTTCGCTGGCTTGCATCCCTCGACATTCACACATGCCCCACCTGTGGTTTTTTGGATGGTAGGGCATGGGACTTTGACGGCAAGCCCATCAAAGGCAACGACGTGCCCTATCCCGGTTCGCCTCCGAGTCACGCCAATTGCCGATGCCTTTGGTCGGTGGTCCCCCCCTCGCTCGACCAAGCCATCGGCGTCTCTGGCCTCGATGCGCTGCGCGACCAGTTATCCCGGCGCGCGTCGTCCAGCGGCCCGGTCAAGAACACAACCTTTGCCGAATTCCTGAAACGACAGAGCCCGGCGTTCGTCGAAAACGTGCTTGGCGTGAAGCGCGCGGAGATGTTCCTGGCGGGCCGCATAACTCTGAACGACCTGATCAACCCCAAGACGCTGCAACCCCTTACCCTCGATGAACTGTAGGAGAACCAACATGGCTGACGAAAACACCCCCAGCAAAGCCGACATCGACAAGGCCATCAAGGACGCAGTTGCGGCCGCCCGCGACGAATGGGAAGCCGAAACGCAGGGCCTCAAGGACAAGAACAAGGAACTGCTCGGTAAACTGCGTGAGGCAAGCGGTGTGAAGCCCGAAGACCTGGCCGCTGCCGAAGCACGCGCCGACAAGGCCGAGGCAGCGCTGGCCGAGGCAAACAAGCAGGTCAAGACGCTGACCGGCGAGCGCGACAAGGCGGCCAAGGCGCTGGAAATCGAGCAGGCGCACACGTCCAAACTGCTCATTTCCGATGGTCTCAAATCTGCGCTGCTCGCCAACGGCGTGAAGGATGAGGACTTCATCGACACCCTCACGGCCAAGTTTGCCAGCGGCGCGACGATCAAGGCGGAAGGCGAGGCCCGCGTTGCCATGATCGGCGACAAGGCCCTCGCCGATGCCATCAAGGAATGGGCGGGCTCGGACGCCGGCAAGAAGTTTGTCGCGGCACCGGACAACAGCGGAGGCGGTGCCCAAGGTGGCGGCGGTACAGCGACGGGCGGCAAGACTATGACGCGCCAGCAGTTCGATGCGCTCGATCCCGTCGGCAAGGTCGCCTTCGCCAAGGAAGGCGGCAAGGTCGTCCCTGCGGCAGCTTGACCACGTTTTTCGATAAGTTGGGCGGGTATTGACGGCCCGCCCGATTTATGGGACATTCCCGCCCGCTGATCGAGGTTAGGCCCTTTCAGCACTCCGGCTAGGCCGGGCACCGCAATGAGCAGGCAAGGCCGCTCGCGGTTTCCGTGAACCTTGAAAACCGGAGCGCCATCATGGCCAACACTCTCGACAATCTCGCTGCCGACATTTTCATTGCCGCCGATATGGTCGGCCGCGAAGCAGTCGGCTTCATCCCGTCCGTCACGATCAACAGCGGCGCTGAACGCGTTGCGAAAAACGATACCGTGCGTTCGCACTTCACCCGCGCCCAGACGGTGAACGAAACCGACACCCCGTCGATGACGATCCCCGAAGGCACCGACCAGACGGTCGACACCAAGACGCTGACCATCAACAAGTATGCGTCGGTGCAGATTCCGTGGACCGGCGAGGACGTCAAGCACGTCAACAACGGCTCCGGCTTTTCGACCGTGTACGGCGACCAGATCAAGCAGGCGATGCGCACCATCGTCAACAAGATCGAATACAATGGCTTCGTCACGGCCTACACCAACGCCTCCCGCGCAGTCGGCACCGCTGGCACCACGCCTTTTGCGTCCAATCACAACCTCATAGCGCAGGTTCGCCAGATTCTGTTCGACAATGCTTGCCCGGTGGATGACGGCCAAATCAGCCTGATCCTGTCGTCCGGTGCCGGCACGAACATGCGCAATCTGGCGCAGCTCCAGAAGGCCAACGAGGCCGGCGGCACCGAATTGCTCCGACAGGGCACGCTGCTCGACCTGCAGGGCATGATGATCAAGGAATCGGGCCAGATTGTCTCGCACACTGCGGGCGCCGGCACCGGCTACGACTTCATCGGCGCGGGTGAGGCCATCGGCCAGACCACGCTTTCGCTCGAAGGCGGCACGGTCAACTCCACTGGCTTCAAGGCTGGCGATATCATCACCCATGCCGGTGACAGCGTGAACAAGTACGTCGTCAACACCGGACTTACCGCCACCAGCGGCGATATCGTGATCGGCGACCCCGGCCTGCTCGTTGCAGGCGTGGACGCCAACGAGATCACGATCGGCGCGAGCTACACGCCGAACATCGCGTTCCACCGTTCGGCTATCGAGCTGGCCATTCGCCCGCCCGCCATGCCTGAAGGCGGCGACGCTGCGGACGACGTCATGCTCGCGCAAGACCCTCACTCCGGGCTGGTGTTCGAGATCGCCCATTACCGTGGCTATCGCAAGGCGATGATCGAAGTGCGCTGCGTCTACGGCTGGAAGGCGTGGAAGTCCGCCAACATCGCCACCCTGCTCGGCTGACCTGTTAGGGCCGGGCGGGCGCGCATCCCCCCGGCCCTTCCAACACGGAGGCCGCGATGGCGACGATCTACAAACTCAAGGCTGGCTACACGCTCACGGCGACGGTCAACGAGGGCCGCGCGCATGTCCGCTCCAGCGATGGCGTGGACAGCGCATTTACCCGGTCCAGCGTGGCTTTCGGCCCGTATCTGGTGGACCGCGAATTTATCGTGGACGGCGATGCCTCGGTTGCGCTTGCGGCCTATACGACCTCGATCAATTCGTTGGTGCTGGCTAATGCAGGCGTGCCAGACAATGCCGCGCAGGCGGCTCTGACAGTCAACCCGACCGGCGACGACAACGGCCTGATCTACACCGCCCGTGCCTATGGCACCGAGGGCAACAGCATCAAGGTCGGCTATACCGATCCCGGCGCGAACAATGCTTCGCTTGCCGTTTCGGTATTCCGCCAGTCCGTCACCGTCTCGCTGGCGACCGGCGTTGCAGGCGCGATCACTTCGACCGCTGCGGAAGTCAAGGCGGCCATCGAAGCGCACTCGATCGCCAACCAGCTTGTCACGGTGGCGATCATGACGGCCGACAGCGGCACTGAGGACGATGGCTCTGGCGTGGTCACTGCCATGGCTGCGGACGCGCTCTCGAGCGGCGCTGGCACCGGCATTGGCGTCGTCGTCCCCGGCGGCATCTGCATCGATACGACCAACAGCGACATCTACCGGAACGACGGCACCACCGCTGCGCCGGTATGGGTCAAGGTCGGAGATGCCGCATGAAGACGCACCCGACCAACCCCGCCGCAGTATGGGCGCCGCGCGATGACGGCAATGGCTTTCACTGGACGGTCAACGCGCCTGCCGATGCGCCGGCTGAGCAGGAAACCGAGGCCAAGGCCATCGCCGCGCCCAAGCGGCGCAAGGCAAAGGAATCGTAAATGGCAGTCACCTACACCACCGCAGTCAAGACCGCGCGGATGCAGGCGGTTGCCGATCAGATCGACGCGGGCGCATCGCCGGGCAAGCTCAAGATTCGCGATGCCAGCGACGTCGTCCTGGCCACGCTGATCCTGGCTGATCCCTGCGGCACGGCTGCAAGCGGCGTTCTTACGATCGATTTCAGCCCGGCGATTTCTGACACCTCCGCGGACGCAACCGGCACGGCAACGAATGCGATCATCACGGACAGCTCGGACACCACGGTTGTTTCCGGGCTTACGGTCGGCACCAGCGGCACCGATATCGTGATAGACAATACATCGATCAATATCGGCCAGACGGTCACAGTCACCGCCGGCACGATCACGCACGCATAGCGGCTAACCCATGGCCACCGACACCCGCGCACCGACCAGCGACTTCGCAAAGGGCGGGACCGTTGCCTATTCGTCGGGGACTACGGGCTACAACCTGGTCAACGACTACCCGGACACCGCCAACCCGCTGACAAACTATGTCACGCTCGGCACTACCGCCAATTCGTTCATAGCGTTCAACTTCACCGCGTTTTCCCTTCCAGCGGGGGCCACGATTTCATCGGTCGCGGTGCAATATACCGACCAAAAGCCCGCCGCCGGGGCCGACGCTGCGGCCGCCCGTCTGCGGGTCAATGGAACCTATTACAACGCAACCAATCATAATGTAGGCCTTGCCACCGCCACACGCGAGGATGTGTGGGCCACTAACCCGGCCACGGCAGCGGCGTGGACTGTGGCCGATGTCAATGGGACGGGCGCGAACCCGCTCCAGAATTTCGGCGTGATCGGGCCAGATTCAAACCCGGTCTGGCGGCTCGGCTCGATCCAGATTTCCGTGAACTACACGACCGGCACCACAGGCACGATATCCGCCACTGAAACGGGCGCTGACACAGCCAGCCTTTCCGGCAATGTGCTGGTGCAAGGCGCGCTGGCTGCGGCAGAAACGGGCGCGGACACCGCTTCGCTGTCTGGCCAAGTCGTGGTGCAAGGCTCCATCGATGCAGTCGAAGCCGGCGCGGACACTGCGAGCATCTCCGGGAATGTGCTTGTCGCGGGTGCATTGGCGGCGGCGGAAACTGGCAGCGACACTGCGGCATTCGCCGGTGGCGTCATCGTCCAGGGTAGCCTTGCCGCGACCGAGAGCGGTTCGGACACGGCGGCATTCACCGGCAGCGGGGTTTCCAGTGCTGTCACCGGCACCCTCGCGGCGGTTGAGAGCGGTTCCGATACAGCCAGCCTATCGGGCAATGTGCTGGTTGAAGGAGCTCTCGCGGCGACGGAAGTGGGTAGCGACACGGCCGCCATGGCCGGCAATGTGCTGGTCACCGGCTCGCTGGCCGCGAATGAAAGCGGTTCCGATACCGCCGCTCTCAGTGGCTCCATTCCCGTGCAGGGCACCTTGTCCGCTACGGAAACTGGCGACGACACGGCGCAATTCATCGGACTGTTCCCGCCGATCACCGGCACGCTGGCTGCAACCGAAAGCGAGCAGGACACAGCATCTTTCGCGGCGATCTCGTTCGCGCAGTACCCGCTCGAAGGCCAGACGCAGGCCCGCCCGATCCAAGGCGCGGCCAAGGTCTATCCGATCACCGCAGCGCAGGCGCGCCCACTGACAGCCGCGCAGCAATACCCGCTCGCCGGGCAGGTCCAGCACTATCCGCTTGAGGAGGCCGCATGACGCTGATCGTCGAAAATGGCAGCGGCCTTTCCACCGCCGAGAGCTTCGCCAGCGTGTCAGCGGCCGACACGCGCCTTGCCGCGCAGGGCAATACCAATTGGGCGGGCCTGACCACCACTGAAAAGGAGCAAGCCCTTCGCCGCGCCACGCAATACATGGAGCAAGCCTATCGCCAGCGCTGGGAGGGATCCCGGCTAAACGGCACGCAGGCGCTTTCGTGGCCGCGTTCGTGGGTCACGGTGGACGGCTACGCGGTGGCGTCGGACAGTGTGCCGGCGGACATCGCCAACGCCTGCATCGATCTCGCGTTCAAGGCGGCGGCGGGCGATCTCAACGCCGACCTATCCCCGCCAGTAATCCGCGAAAAGGTCGGCCCAATCGAAACGGAATACGCCGCTCATGGACCGGAGCGCACCCGCTACCCAGCCATCGACATGATGCTTGCGCCCTACCTCGGCAGGGGCGGCGCGTCCTACCAACTGGTGCGGACATGAGTGGCCGCGATACCGCCACCCGGCTGCTTACAGCCAAGGGCCAGACCGTGACGCTGACAAGCCGCGCGGCGGGCTCGTATAATCCGGCGACGGGCGCGGCAAGCGTCACCACGTCCACGCAGACGGCCAAGGCAGTGCTTCTGCCCAAGAGCGGCCTGCGCAACCAGGGCAATGCGGAAGTGCCGGCGGGCGATGTGCAATGCCTGCTTTCGGCGATGACCACGGCGGGGGCTGTCCTGACCGCGCCGCAGGTCAACGATACCGTCACCGATGTGAATAGCCGCGTGTTGACCGTGATCGAAGTCGCGCCGCTCGCGCCGGACGGCACGGCGGTCATGTATGACCTGACATTGCGGGGGCACTCATGAGCAGTTTTGCCCTCGATATCCGCCGGTTCGTCGAAAAGACCAAGGACCGCGCTGACCAGGCGGTGCATACCATCGTCGCCAATATCGCGGCGGAAATCGACTTCCGCTCGCCGGTCGGTGATGCGACGTATTGGAAAAGCCCGCCTCCGAAAGGCTACGTCGGCGGGCGGTTCCGCGCGAACTGGCAGCTTGGCGTCGGCAGTGTGGACGTGGCGACCACCATGGCGACCGACCGCAGCCCCAAGAACCGCGAGACGGGCGGGACGACGACGCGCGGCATCGTGGCTTCGATCCCGGCACAGGCGGCTGGCAAGGTCTACTATTTGAGCAACAGCCTCCCGTATGCCCAGCGCATTGAAAATGGCTGGTCGCGGCAAGCTCCGTCTGGCGTCGTCGGGCTCACGCAGGTCATGTTTCAGCAGATCGTGCGCAAGGCCATCGCGGAGTTGCCGGAATGAGCTCCGTGGCGATCCGCGCCGCGATGGAAAGCGCGCTGAACGGCATGAGCCCGAGCCTCGCAACGGCATGGGAAAACACGCCGTACACGCCCACGCCGGGCACCGCTTACCAGCGTGTCCACCTGCTGCTTGCCGATCCCGAAATGGTCGAAATGTCGGGCCGCATCCATCGCGAGCGCGGCTTCCTGCAAGTGACGCTCTGCTATCCGACCGAAACCGGCCCGAACGCGGCACAGGCCCGCGCGGAACTGATCCGGTCCACGTTCTACGCAGGGGCGGAGTTCACCGCCGGCGGCATCACCGTGCGGGTGGAAAAGACGCCGGAGATCGCCCCAGCCATGATCGAAAACGACACTTACGAAACCCCGGTGCGCATCCGGTTCTATGCGTTTGTGACAAGGAGTTGAGACTATGACCGTCGGCCAAGGAATCAGCCGCACCTGGGCTTACAAGGTCCAGTCAGCACTAGGCACCGCCGCGAGCGGTTCGGGCGGGCAGTTGCTGCGCCGCACGAGCATCGATCTCACCGGGACGAAGGAAACCTATTCGTCGAACGAGATCACCAGCCACCAGCAAAGCACCGGCGCAACCCATGGTGTCGGTTCGTCGGGCGGCAACATCGCGGGCGAGATGAGCGCAACCACCTACGGCGACTTTCAGCAGTGGTTGCTGCGCAAGGACTGGGCGGCGACCAGCGCCATTTCCTCGCTGTCGCTGACCATCGCCTCGTCGGGATCGAACTACACCGTTACGCGCGGCTCTGGCGACTTCCTGACCGGCGGCATCAAGGTCGGCGACGTGATCCGGCTGACCGGGGGTTCGCTGAATGCCAACAACGTCGGCAAGAACCTTGTCGTGCTGAACGTCACATCGACCATCCTCACGGTCAACGTGCTGAACGAGGAAACGCTCACGGCGGAAGGCCCGATTGCCTCCTGCACCGTGACCGTCGCCGGCAAGAAGACGTGGACGCCGACCAGCGGGCACACGAACAAGTATGTCACGTTCGAGGACTATTCGGCCGACCTGACCCGCAGCCAGCTTTTCGCCGACTGCCAGATAGCAAGCATGGCGATCACCGCGCCGGCTACCGGCATTGTGACAGTGCAGTTCGCGGTCGTCGGCCTGTCGCCTCCGACCCGATCGGGAACGCAGGTATTGACCACGCCGACCGCCGAAACGACCACCAGCGTCATGTCGTCGGCCCGGTTCGCGGTCTACATCAACGGCGTGCGCCAGTCGGCGGTCACTGGCTTCTCGCTCAACATCAACGGCAATGTCGAGCTTGGCGAAGCCGTCATCGGCTCCAACTCCCGGCCCGACGTCAAGCGCGGCCGGATCGCGGTCGATGGCTCGTTCACGGCGCTGTTCGAGGACGACACGCTCGCCGGTTTCTTCGACGACGAAGCGGCGCGTGAAGTGGTCATCGTGCTGGCCGAAGACGCCACCGACGACGCCGACGTCATCTCGTTCGCGATGCCAGCGGTCAAGTTCATGTCGGCGAGCGGCGATGACGGCGAGAAGCAGCTTGTTCGGACTTACAACATTGTCGCCCAGCGTCCGAGCGGCGCCGGGACCGGGACCGAGCACAACGACGCCATCGTTGCGATTCAGGATAGCACCATCGCCTGAATTTAACCGTGTTCCTGGGGGCGCCTCTCCTCGGCCCCCAGGGACACCCCGAGGAGAAATGCAATGACCAAGACCGGAACCGACTTCGCCTTGCTGGACATGGCCGCCGCTCACGAAAAGGGCGTCCGTGTCCAGCTTCGCCACCCGATCACCGACAAGGCACTGCCTTCGTGGATCACCGTTCGCGGCGACGAAAGCGCGCCGGTTCAGGCGTTCCTGCGCGGCGAGATCAACGCGCAGATCAAGCGCAACGCCAAGCCCGACAGCGAGCCGCAGATGATCGAGGACAGCATTGCCGCTGCCGTCGAAAAGCTCGTGGTGGCGACGATCTCATGGGAAGGCATCGAATGGGCCGGCGAGCCCATGGAGTGCACGCCCGACAATTGCCGGAAGCTCTACGCCCAGAAGTGGCTGCGTGAACAGTTGTTCAAGGCGGTGGAAACCGAGGGAAACTTCTCGCTGGGCTAGTGGAGGCGTTTGTCGCTTTCGCTGCCCATGAATTTGAATTGGCCGTGCCGCAGAAACCGGACGGCCTACCGCTAAAGGAGCACTTGATGGCGGCATGGAAAAGATCGGGGAGGCAACCGGCGAAGCTGGCCAATGCCCCGGCCATGCCGAAGGGATCAACGCGGCTATGGGCGGACTTCCTCGAACTGTCGCACTGTCGGGGCTCCGCGCAAAGCGGCGTTGCGCCGATCACCTTCGCGGACATCGACGCCTGGCAGCGGGTGCGCGACGTGCGGCTTGAAGCGTGGGAAGTGAACGCCATTCGCGGCGCGGACATGGCATTCCTCAAGGTGTTCGGCGGGGACAAGCGCAATGACTGACTTTGCCAGCCTTGTTCTCGCGGTTGACAGCACCAGCGTCCCGAAAGGCACGGCGGCGCTGGATAACCTGGCGGAGTCCGGTGACAACGCCACGCGGGCGGCAAACCTGCTTGCGCGGGCCGAACGCGAAAAGGCGCTGGAAGCTGAACGCGCGGCGGCCGGGCTGGTCAAGGCGTCCAGCGCGGCGGGCATGGCCCGTATGGAAGCGATGGGGCTCGCGCAAGCCAACGCTACGGTAACGGCCAGCGCCGGGGCCCAACGTGCCGGCATGCAGCAGTTAAGCTATCAGATCGGCGATGCTGCAACTATGTTTTCGCTTGGTGCGAACGCATCGCAGATATTCGCCTCGCAGATCGGCCAGACCCTCGGCGCGGTCCAGTTGATGACTGGCGGCACAAGCAAGCTCGCGACGTTCCTCGGGGGGCCTTGGGGTATTGCGATCACGGCGGCAACGGTGATCCTCGCGCCGTTCATCGGCAGGCTGTTCGACACTGCCGACGCGGCCACCACGGCAAAGAATGCGCTTTATGACCTGATCGACGCGCAGCGCAAAAAGGCAGCGGAGGACGCGAAACAAACGCTGGCGGCAGGCCAACTGAACGCGCTGCGCGACGAACGGCTGCGGCTGCTAACCCTGCGGGACAAAGGCCCTAGTGCCGGCTTCAACCGCGAATTTGAGGCACAGGCCATCCGTAATTCAGATGCCCGGCTGCGCTCACTCAATTTGCAGATTGCCGAAGGCGAGGCGGCGCTTGCAGCATCGGAATACAAGCCGGTTGACCGCACGGCGGCGGCGCATGAACGCGCCACGCGGGCAGTTGGCGGGCATGCTGCAGCGGTGCGCGCGGCAAAGCCGGTTATCACGGAGGACCAGCGCGCCTACGAACAGGCGCTCAAGACTGTTCAGGAACGGATCAATACACTCAACGAGGAAAACGCGCTTCGCGCCATTCTGAATAATCAGGTCGCGCAAGGTCTTATAACGTCCGAAGAAGCCGACAAGCAACTGGCGATCGAAAACCAGTTACGGCCGCTGATCGTGGCGGGGCTGAAAGCGAACGGGGCGGAGTTGGCCACCTATCGCAAGGTTCTGTCGGAGGCGAACAAGGAGCAAGAACGGTCAGCCGCTATCCAAAAAGCCATAACGGCGGCATCGAACCTGAATAGTGAAGCGGCCCGTACAGAAGCGCAGGCTACGGCGTGGCGGCACTACAAGGATGCTGTCGCCGCGCTTCCGCCGGAATTGCGGGGAAACCACGCGGCGCTTGAGAACTTGCAACAGGTTCGCGACGATGAAATCGCGCAACTCGAATACGATAACGAGTTGAAGGGACTGCAAGTCCAGCTTTCCAAGGCCCTTGCGGATGGTGACAAAGCTGTTGCGGATGCCATCCAGAAGCAAATCGATGCAATGGTTAAGTCCCACGATGCCCAAGTTAGACTGAACGGCATCCAGAGGGAGGGTGTGGATACGGCCCTGTCGCTGGCCGATGCATATGACAGGGTAGCGAGCGCGCTAGGCCATGTCGGCGGCATCATCGGGGGCGGGGTCGGGAGCACGATATCGGGGATCGGTTCCGCTGTCGGACAGTTCGGGCAGTTTGGTAACAACGCAGGCAACTTATCCGAGGCTTTCAATCGCCTCGGCCTCGGTTCCGGTGTGTCGGGCGTGCTTGGCAAGGGCTTTGCCGGAATAGGACTAGGCGGCACCATCGGCGGCCTGTTTGGCGGCAACGGCAACACTGGCGGTTCTATTGGCGGTGGGCTTGGTGGGGCTATCTTTGGGCCTGTCGGCGGGCTCGTTGGCGGGCTCATTGGCGGGATAATTGGCGCGATATTTGGCGGCGATCCCGATCAGGCTGTCGCCACGCTCAACCTCGCCAATGGCAAGGCCGGTTACGGCAACCTGTTTAAGGAAGGCAAGAACAAGGACGAATACGCGCAGCAAGTCGGCAGCGCCGCAGATGCCGTTGCGCAGGCCCTCAACAGCATTGTTGGATCGCTAGGCGGCACTTTGACCGGCGGGCTGGGGAATATCTCCATCGGCCAATACAAGGGCAAGTGGGCGGTGAACGACGGCAGCAAGCCGGGCTTCCGGGGCCTTGCTGCGGGCGATCCGGGCGCGACGGTCTACGGCAGCGCGGAGGAAGCCATTGCGGCGGCGATCCAGCTTGCGGTCAAGAACGCGACGACCGGGCTTAGCGATCAGGTCAAGAACCTCGTCGGCGCACCGGGCACCGACCTCGACACGCAGCTTGCCAAGGCGCAGGCGTTCCAGGCGGTGCTGAAGGATGCGGCGGAAGCCACGCACCCGCTCGGCGAGGCACTCAAGGCGCTGCAACAGCAGTTCGACCAGCTCGACGCGATATTCGCCGAGGCCGGCGCGACGACCGAGCAACTGGCGCAGCTCACCAAGTACGAGACAGACCAGCGCAAGGCGCTTGTCGGCGCGTTCACGCAGTTCATCACCGAGAATTTCAGCACCGACGCGGAAAAACTGGCCAAGGCGACTGCGGACGTCGCCGCCGAAATGGACCGCCTCGGCCTGTCCAACGTGACCACGAAAGCGCAATTCAAGGCGCTGGCGGACGGCGTGGACGTGACCACGGACGCGGGTGTGGCGCTGCTGGAATCGCTAGTCAAGATCGCGCCGGAGTTCCTCATGGTCGCCAATGCGGCGGAACAGGCGGCGGCCAGCGCACAGGCATTGGCCGAAGCCGAAGCGCAAGCCGCCGCGCAAAGGCAGGCCGAGGTTGCCCGGCAGAAGTCCGACCTCGATATCGAGCTTGCGCAGGCGCTTGGCGACAAGACGCTTGCCCTTGCCCTGTCACGCGAGCGCGAGCTTGCCGCCATTGACGAAAGCCTGCGCCCGCAAAAGCTGCTGATCTGGTCGATACAGGATCACGCTGCGAAGGTGTCGGAAGCGCGCAACGTGCTTGCCCAGTCCTACCAGCGCGAGCGTTCGGAACTGCAACAGACGGCCTCCCGCCTGCACAACATGGCGGACAGCCTGCGCAACTTCCGCGCATCGATCTATTCCGGCGCCGATGGCACCACCCGCAACGCGGCCCTCGCCCGGCTGATGATCACCGGCGGCCAAGCGGCGGCGGGCAACGAAAACGCGGTCAGCAGCCTGCCCGGCGTGACCAACGCATTCCTCGACGCCTCCCGCAACAGCGCCAGCACGCTTGTCCAGTACCGCCGCGACCAGGCGCTTGCGGCAAGCTACGTTGACAAGGCCATTGCCGGGATCGATAGCCAGGCCAGCGCCGCCGATCGGCAGATCGCCGCGCTCGACAAGCAAGTCGAAGGCTTGCTCGATCTCAACGATAACGTCGTCACGGTTGACCAGGCGGTGAAGGACTTGACCGCGCTCATGGAAGCGCCGGCCGCCGTGCTGGGCAATAACCGGCTTGTCGAGACGCAGGAGGAGCAAGTCGACCTGATGGACCGGCTTGTGACCGAAGTTCAGCGCCTCAACGCTGATAGCAGCGCCTTGCAATTCAACATGGCCGAGAGGCTGGCGCGGATCGAACGGTTCATATCGCGCGGCGAAACGGACGGATTCCGGGTGTTCAACGACACAGATACGCCGCTTTATACGAGTGCAGTGGTATGAGGATTATCGAGCCTGTCACGATCACCGAGGACAAGCTGATTTCCTCCAACATCATCGAGGAAGCCCCGCGCTCGGCCAGCGCCGTGAGCTACAACAAGTGGTCAAGTTCGAGCAGCTATTCGAGCAGCAACGTCGTCTGCCACGAGTTCACCCCGTCGATCGCGCACCCGCTCTATGGGCAGGGCCCGATGTTCGCCCTGTTTACCAGCCTGTTCAATACCAACATTAACCATGAGCCGGCGAAGTATTTCCCCGTTTCCGGCTCCGGCACCATTCCGGGCTGGTGGCGCTGGACGCTCGGCACCTACGCGCCGAAGTGGGTATCGACGACGACTTACGGCGTGGGGCAGTTGGTGGGCAGGATCAGCGGGGCGACGGGTGCGCTCTATACCTCGCTCGTGGCGAACAACATCGGCAACGATCCGGTAAGCAGCCCCTCGCAATGGCGGCAGACCACAACCGACAGCTATGAAAGCTATGCGGGCGGGACGACTTACGCGGACGGGGACCGGGTGGCGCGGTTCGCCGGCACGCTGGGCTCGGTTTTCGAGAGCCTTGTCGGTAGCAACACTGGCAACACGCCGGAAAGCAGCCCAACGCAGTGGGAATACAAGGGGCAGGCGTACAAGCTATGGGCGAGTGGGACAGCCTACAGCACCGGCGATACCGTCACCGACCTGCGCACGCATCACAATTACGAGGCGCTGCAGTCGACCACGGGCAACGACCCCACCGACGCGGCCAACATCGACTATTGGCTCGACCTTGGCCCGAATAACCGTTGGGCCATGTTCGATACGGTCAATTCGTCGCAGTCGTCCTATGGCGAGGAAATCGACGTCACCTTTGCGCCGGGCGAGGCGTGCGACAGTCTGGCGTTGATGAACATGGTGGCGGCGACGGCCCGGATTATCGTGACCAGCGTCACCGGCGGCGGCACGGTTTACGACCAGACCTTCGACCTTGCAGACACGGGTTTCATCACCGATTGGCGCCATTACTTCTTCGACCCGGTAACGTATCAGGCAGACCTGATCGTCAACGACCTGCCGCAATATGTGGATGCTGTTGTTCGGGTGATTATCAGCCATCCCGGCGATATAGCGAAGTGCGGCGCTTGCGTGATCGGCCTGTCGAACGAATTGGGCGGCACAGTGTACGGCGCGTCCACCGGCATCATCGACTTTTCGCGCAAGGTGGCGGACGACTTCGGCAACTACACGCTTGTCGAGCGCGCCTATGCCAAGCGCGCCCGGTTCAAGGTGTTCTGCCTCAACACGCAGATCGACAGCATCCAGGCGCAGCTCGCCCGCCTTCGCGCAACCCCGGTGATCTATCAGGGCACCGACGATTACGCGATGACGTGGGTCTATGGATTCTTCCGCGATTTCAGCGTCGACATCGAATACCCGCGCCACAGCTATCTCAACATCGAAGCGGAGGGGCTCTCCTGATGCCGATCCCGACACTCCCGACCCCTCCCGCCGCGCCTAGCCGGACGGACGACACGCCGGCCGAGTTTGTCACGAACGCCGATGCGTTCGTCACATGGCTCGAAACTTTCGGCGGGGATCTGAACGATTGGGCCACGGCGGTCGCTGCCACAGTGTCAGGCGTCGACTTCAACGGCACCAGCGCGACTTCGCTGGCTATCGGAACTGGCAGCAAGACGCTTACGACGCAGACCGGCAAGCTGTGGAACATCGGGCAATTCGTCATCATCGCCGACAGTTCCAACCCGGCGAATTACATGGGCGGGCAGGTGACGGCCTACAATTCCGGCACAGGGGCGCTGACGGTCAACGTAACGGCCACGGGTGGCAGCGGCACGATTGCCGCGTGGTCGGTCGGCATATCGCCGGATACCAGCCAGAAACTCCCCTTGGCTGGCGGCACGCTCACCGGGCTATTGACGACGCTGGCGAGTGCGACCGGCAGCGCGGGCCTGAATGTCCCCCCCGGCACCGCACCGACAAGCCCGAACAACGGCGATGAATGGGCGACCAGCGCCGGGCGTTTTCTGCGTTTAGCGGGGGCGACCCATGAAGTCGTCCTACGCACACTGGAGCAAACCCTGACGAAAAAGACGCTTGAAGACCCGATCCTGTCGAAGGCGCTGACCGAGACAGCCTACACCATTACGGACGGCGCCGCATTTGAAGTCGATCCATCGAACGGCACGGTCCAGAAAGTGACGCTGGGGGCAAGCCGCACCCCGAAGGCGACCAACTTCGGCAACGGGGAAAGCATCCTCCTGCTGATCGACGACGGCACCGCCTATGCGCTGACGTGGACGGACGCGACCTGGGGTGGAAGCGGGGTCAAGTGGCTCGGGCCTTACAGCGGCGGCGGGTCCGCCCCGGTGCTGGGAACGACCGGCTACACATGGGTCGTGCTGACCAAATACAGCGGGCAGGTCTATGGCCAGCACGCGGGCTATTCAGCATGATAATCGCGGCGAACAGGCATATCATGGCGGGGGCCGGGCCGGTTTATGCGGGCTTCTCGTCCACCTATGACAGTACGGCAGCTATAACAGCGACCCTACCTGCCGGCGTGGTCGGCGGAACGTTGCTCATCGCCACGATGAACATTGCCGATTTCACCGCGCCCGGCGCGAAGACATGGACCGGCGGGACGGGTTGGACCGAACTGCTTGACCAGAACGCCCGTCCGAACTTGCGCGTGGCATACAAGGTGGCCGGGTCGGGCGAGGCCAACCCAACATTCACGCACACCGGAACCGATGGCGATTCCTACGCTTGCGTTTCGATCTGGGCATTCAACCGGGCCGCATACGATACGATAGGGACTATCGCCACAAGCACGGACAACGGCACGATAAGCTACAATTCGATCACGTCGGCGGGCGGGATCGTCATCGCGGTCATAGCGTCCGGCGAGGACACGGCGACGCCGACATATGGCACGCCGAGCGGCTTCACCGCGCAAGCCCAGGCGAACTACAGCCGAGCGCACCAGCGCGGTTATTACAAGGCATTCGCGGCGGGGTCCGTGTCCGGGCTATCCAGCACCATCTCCGGGTTCAGCGGGTCTTACAACAGCGGCGTCCTCATAGGGGTTAAGGCGGCATGACTTGGGCACTTATCATCGACGGCGCGGTGGCCGCCTATCCCTATTCGCTGGAACGGGTGCGGTCGGACAATCCCGGCACATCGTTTCCCGCCGACCTGGAGCGCGCCGACCTGTCCGACTTCGGCGTGGTGCCGGTGGAAGAAACCGCGCCGCCCACCCCCACCGCCGAACAGGTCGCGGAGGAAGCTCCCCCGGCGCTGGTCAACGGCACCTGGCAGCAGGCATGGACCGTGCGGGCGCGGACGGCGGACGAGCTGGCGGCGGCGAAGCGCGCGGCATTGGGCGCACTTGCCGCGCTGCGGTATGACAAGGAAACCGCCGGAATTACCTTCGGCGGGGTATTCATCCCGACCGACCGGCAGACCTGCGCGATCCTGACCGGGGCCTATGTGCAGGCGGCGGGCAACCCCGCCTTCGCGATCAAGTTCAAGTCGCCCGATGGCACATTCTCCCCGATCAACGCGGCGCAGATACTTGCGGTCGGCGATGCCGTCACCGCGCACGTCCAGGCGTGCTTCGCCCGCGAAAGCGACCTGGCCGACGCGATCAACGCAGCACAGGACTTCGCCGCATTGGCGGCAATCGACACCGGCTCGGGATGGCCGGGCTAACAGGGGTGGCATGGATGGGCACAGGGACAGACATAGCGGCAGCGCTGAGCGGCGTGGTGGCGCTGGCGACGGCCATCGGCGCGGCGATCCGGTTCATTTGGAACGAAAAGCGGTTCGAGCGGATCGAACGCGCGCTCGACGAGTGCCACGACGACCGCGAACTGTCGGAAAAGCGGCACGGCGTGCTGCTCACCATCATCGAACTGCTCAAGCAGGGACTACGGCACCACTTGCCGGAAAGCCACATGCTTGTGCGGGCCGATGAACTGACTGCGGAATACCGCTCGTTGGGCACGAAAGAGAAAGGGGAATAGCCATGGCGTCACTCGGCCCGGTCAAGTTCCTGACGATCCACTGCGCCGCGACGCCGGAAGGCCGCGACGTGAAGGCGGCGACCATCTCCGCTTGGGATCAGGCCAAGTTCGGCCAGACTAGCTATCATTGGGTAATCGAACTGGACGGCACGAAGGTCCGCACCCTCGAGGACACGGTGAAGGGCGCACATGTCGGCAAGGCGAATACCGGCAACATCGGGATTTGCTATGTCGGCGGCGTCGACAAGGCGAACAAGGTTCCCAAGGACACGCGCACGCCAGCGCAGAAAGCGGCATTGAAGGCACTCGTTCAAGCCTACCAGATCAAGTTTCCCGGCATCGTAATTCGTGGGCATCGCGATTGGCCGGGCGTTGCAAAAGCGTGCCCGAGCTTTGACGCAATTGCCTGGGTTAAGGCGGGAATGCCCACATAAAGGAGACTACTCGACGTGCTTCCATATGGAGCGAGACTTGATGCGAGAAATGATCGGTTGGGTCACTCCATACCGTGCGGCAATCGCAGTGTGCGTTCCTTCATCGGCGCGAATAGCCTTCACCTTTTCCGCATTAAGTTTCGAGTGCGGCGCACGCTCACCAGCGGACATTGTGCCGTGCTCCCATTTATCCATGTTGTTTTCAGAGCAAGTGGCCCAACGGAGATTGTCCGCTCGGTTATTCAAACTGTTGCCGTCGCAGTGGGCGACCTCATGCGCCGGGCTTGGTGGTTCTCCGTGGAAAACGCGGCACACAATCCGGTGGGCGTTGGTGCTTCGGTGTTTGCCATCGTTCTCCACCAGGACAACAACGTGGTAATTGCGATTCCTCCCACTAAGACCGGGCTTGAGCAAGCGGGGCGCGCGGAACTTGGCGCTGCTCACTTGTCGCATGATCCTGCCGTGCGAACTGACGGCGTAATCCGTCGCCCACGGTATCGTTTTCCATACTTCTTCGCTAAGAGGGTTCTCAGCCATAGCGTGACACCTCACGTTAGGGTTAGGGCCGAACGCTGCTCCAACAGTGTTGCGGCCCGCTTTTATACCAGACTTCGGCCAAAAAGAAAACCAACGCATGCGCTTGGCCGCGTTTTTGCGTGTGCGCAATCAGGAGAACAACCATGTTATCAGGTTGGAAAACCTACATCACCGCAGGCGTCACCGTGATCGGCGCGGTTGCCGCTTACCTGACCGGCGATGCCGAACTTGGCGCGACGATCCAGCTTGTCGTTACGGCCGTTCTCGCCGCGACGATCCGCCACGGCGTTTCGGCGTAATCGGCATGGCGGGCTTGTCCCTCGGCAACATCCTGTCGGCGGTCAAGCTCGCCTCGCTGCTGGCGCTTGTCGCGGCGCTGCTATGGTATCGGCACGACGCCAGATCGGCGCACATGGCTTTCGACAAGCTCAAGGCGGAATACATCGCAGACAGCCAGATGGCAGCATATCGCCAGATTGCCGCCACGCAGGCCACAGAAGCGCGCTACAGCGCGTTAGCGGCACAAGGGGACATTGCACATGCCAAGGCACTGGAAAGCGCTCGCAGGGCTTCTGACAGCTTCATTGCTCGCCAGTTGCGGCCCGTCGATCAATGTGCGCCCGGCGGAACCACTGCCGCCGCCCAAGGTGAAGGTGCCGGACTTCCTGCGGTCGCCGCCGCCGATGCCTTCGTGGCTGTTGCCCCCGCCGATGTGACAGCCTGCACCGACGCTGCGGTCTATGCCCGGTCGGCGCACGAATGGGCCGCTAGCCTTCTGCGGGAGGGGCTGGGGGAGTAGGGGCGAGACTTAGCGAATCCCACCTGCGGGCTGCGTAGAACATGTCACGCCAGACTAGGATCAATCTGGCGTGGACGCCTCTTTGAGCTTTTCCGCGACCGCGTCGAGCAGCACGGCCCGCTCAAGCGCAAGCCGCCACAGATCGGTGTATATCCCGGCGGGGACGTCAACCACGCCCGCTACCCAGCGCTGCACGGTTCGCACGTTGCAGCCCAGATCGCGAGCCACTTCGGATTGCCAGCGAGGCCCATAGAGGGCCTCACCAGCTTCGGCGAGAAGGCGGCTCACCGGTGGCCTTCCGCGATGTCTTCGAGGATAATCTTGGCGCTGCCGGCAAGATACCAGCCATATTCGATGCTGTTCGGCATCTGCCCCTTGATGTGGACATCACCGTCGCGGGTGATGCGGAATTTCTCGCCACCGACCTTCGAGACGTAGTTGGCGATGGTGGTGCGTTCGATCTTGGTCATATCGGCCTCCTGCCGTTTCGGACCCGGCCCTATGCCGCTGTCCATGTCGTAGGTTTACGACATAAAAGGGGGGTGGTCAATAGGAAAAACGACCTGGCTGGAATAAATTTCGGACTTGCAGCGTGGGCAAGGGTCGGGTGCGTCCACCCTACACCCCCATTTCCGCGCGGGCAAGCAACCTCTCGCACCGCGCTTCCAGCGCCTCGATGCGGTCGGCGGCTTCAAGGCGCATGACGATCTGGCTATGACCGTGCGGGTTGCGCAGCCGGTGGACTAGGCTCGGTTCGCCCATCACTTTTCCTCCACTATGGCAAGCCCGCGCTTTTTCAGTTCGCTCGGTTCAGCCATGCCCTGTCTCCTCAACGTCCATGCTCATT